TTAGGAAAGACACCGACATGACCGGCGAGTTCAAAAAGTTCGATGCTGTGTTGACGGACTTTCGCGACAAGGTCGCGAACGCAAGCACAATCATGCGGGATGCTGTGCAGCGTTACGTCGACATGATGCAGCTACTTGGGACAGCGTTCACGCTTTATTTCGAGGACATGACGCCGGAAGAAAAAGCGAAGATGAAAAAAGCATTTGACGATCTCGCGAGCCACGTCGACACGTTCACAACGCCAGAAACGGACAACGTTCATCCGCTTCGAAAGCCGCCGGCATGACTGAAAAATGGGAGCACTTCGCGAGGTATTCGCTTCAAGTGCTGTTCGAACTCAGTGAAGAGGCGAGCGACGCAAAAGCCGAAGTGCTGATGGAAGAGGCGATCGAGATCATGGATGACTTCGCCGATCAGCTAACCGACCGCGATGAACCGCCGATCCCGACAGTAGAGCGCAAAGAAGTGATGATGAAGATGTTCGAGCAAACATTCGAGCGGCTATTAAATGCGCGCCGGATCAGACGATGGCCAATCTCCGAATGATCATCCATCAGGCCGCCCCGCCGATCGCGTGGGGCAAGCCTGATAGTCCGATCCGCATGCTCTGCGGCATGTGTCATGGTGCTTTGCCAGATGTGCCGCTGATGATCTGGGACGAACGCGGTCGAGGCGCCCCGCTGTGCGATGGCTGCGTCGAGCAGTGGATCACGATCGAGGGCACCAGTGCTGATCAACGTCACTCACGATAAAGACTTCCAACGCTACCTCGATCGCGTCGAGCAGCGGCTTCACGTCGAGATGGTGCCGCTGTTGAGTGTCGGCATTCGCACGCAAGTCATCGATGGCGGTGTTCCGGCACATACGTTGATCACGCGACGCGGCGGGAAAATCCTGGTCAAGCATTACAAGAAAATCTTTCGCGAGGTCTATGGGCGCGTGCCGCCGATCCAAAAAGCCGACGACAACGTGGGCATCAACGGTTTCATGAGCCGCATGCTTTCCTACCTCGAAACCGAAGCCGCGACGCGCATTCAATACATCTCGCAATCGCTCGCCGATCAGGTCCGCACGCTGCTGCTCGACGCGGTCGAGCGCGGGTTGAGCAGCAATGAGATCGCAGCCGAGATTTACGACATGAGCCCGGACATCTCGCGCAACCGCTCGGCGACGATCGCGCGCACCGAAACGCACGGCGCTGCGCTGTGGGCAATGGATGAAACGATCGACGAAAAGGAAATTCCGATCCAATACAAAACATGGTGGACGGCTGGTGACGCTCGAGTCCGACCGAGTCACGCGGCGATGCACGGCGTCGAGCTTCCGCGTGATGAACCGTTCGATCTCGACGGCGGGCAACTGATGTATCCGGGCGACGACAGCATGGGCGCTGACGAAGGCGAGATCATCAATTGCAGATGCAGCGTTCTTTACAACACCGGAGAGAGTAGCCTGATATGAGACCGTTCCAGGGACGACAGCAGCAGCGCCAGCAGCAGCAGCCCGAACAATGGATGATCGAGATCGTTTCGAGCGACAATAGAACCGTTACCAAAAAAGGCGGCTTCCGAAGTCAAGAGGAAGCGAAAAATTGGATGAAGATGAACGTCGGCAAGGCGGAATATCAGGGCGCGCTGTTTCACATCACGCGCGAAGACCCGCAATATCGCGGCCCGCAACCACCTACTGATGGCGCGAAGCCTTCCACCGTGCGGCATTAGCGGCTGCTGTTTGCGCGCGGCGCGCTGCAAGCGGTCTCTCTTCCGCGAGAAAACGATTGCTTTCAAGCCGGTTGCGCGGCCTTAACCCGAGTTCGAGAATCGTGCGGCGAATGATCGGCCGGCGCACTTTGAAGTGCCGAGCCATGCGTGATTCCGGCCAGCCCTCCCAATAAAGGTGCCGGAATTCTGTGAGATCGTGAAAGATAATTTTCGCTCGCATGTCTGATGTTTGAAAGCGTACAACAACATATTTTGCCCGTCTACTTCAACGGGCTGGCTTTACAGGCTCGATTTTCCCGCTAATCTGTCCCGCCATTCGAGCGAGGCGCGCCGGTCTTGCAAGATCAAGAGGCCGTGCGCGATGAACAATCGCTACACCGATCTTACTTGCGAATTCGAGATCAAGTCCGACGGCGACAACATAGCAACGTTTGCCGGTGTCGCCTCGACTTCGGACGTTGATTATCACAACGACATCATCGCCGCCGGCGCATTCGATCCGATCCCGACAAAGCATGCGCCCGACGGCAAATTGATCCCGGACGTGATGATGCTGCGCGATCACGAGCGCAGCGAGGTCATCGGCGGCTGGCATTCATTCAAGCAAGACGGCAATCGCTTGCTGGTCGAGGGCGAGCTTACGCTTGAAGTCGCCAAGGCGCGCGAGACGCGCGCGCTGATGAAGAAAGGCTTCCTGTCTGGGCTCTCTGTCGGCTTCGGCGTGAAGAGCTTACAAGATATCGAATACGACGAACGCACGAACCGACGCACGATCAAGAAAGCGATCCTGCGCGAGTGCTCTGTCGTCGGCTTCCCCGCCAACAAACGCGCTCGCGTTGTCAGCGTCAAAGCAGAGATCGCCGATCGGTTGCGCGAATACGGCATGGATGAAACCGATCTGCTTTTGCAATTGCTGCTGCGCCAGCCAAAAGCACCAGACAAAAAAGACGACGGCGGCGCGGACTTCGCTAAGAAACGCGAAGACCTGATCAAGGCGATCGATGACTTCGTTCCCCTCGATGTGACCAAGGCCGAAGAGACAATGCGCGGCCTCGTGGCAATCATGAAAGGACATAAGCCATGTCAGATTTAGCCGGCCTTGCCGATCTCGTGAAGGAAGTCAAAACCGTTGGTGCCGACATCGTCAAGCAAGATGAGGTCACGAAGGCCACGCTCGAAGAGTTGAAAAAATCTCTCGGCGCGACCGATGGGCGGTTCATCAAGATCGACGAAGCCGTGAAGGCATTCGACGCCAAGCATGCGAGCTTGGAAACCTCGATCAACGATCTGATGAAAAAGATCGGCCGGCCCGGCGCCGAATTCAATGGTGGCGGCGACGACCTCAAACTGCGCAAGGCTGCGATCGATCTGCTCGAATTGAAGCACGAAGACCGGCTGAAAAAGAAAGACCTCGAACATCCATTCGAGCCGAGCGAAGACCAGATCAAGGCGGCGATCGCATATCGCAAAGCGCTCACGCTGGCGATCAACTCGGTCGATCACAACACGCTGCCGGAAGAGGTTCGCAAATCGCTCACGGCATTCGCGTTCGGCTCGAACGGCTTCATCATGCCGCCCGAGATGTCCAATCAGGTCGTCTCGTGCATCGTCGACCCGACCGATCTCGCCGGGCTCATGTCGAGCATGAACATTTCCAGCCCGTCGGTGAAGTTCTTGATCGACAATCAGCGCATGGCCGTCGCCGCGTGGGCGTGCGAAGCATCGTGCTTCGCCAATAATCCGCAGCCCGATCTGCAAGACGGGCTCGGCGAAATGGAGATCAAGCCCGAGACGCTTCGCTATATCGTGTGCGCCTCGCGCGATCTGCTCGAAGATGCCGCGATCAACGTCGAGTCGTGGATGATCGGCAAAGTCTCGACCGGCATGCGCACCACAATCAACAACACGCTGATCACCGGCGACGGCATCGGCAAGCCAATGGGCATCCTAAGCCCGAATGCCGGCATCCCGATCCTCGACACGTCGCCGAGCACGCCGGCCGGTCAAATCACGTGGCAAGACCTTGTGATGCTCAAATGGGACTTGCCGATGGAATGGCAGGGCGAGTGTCGCTATCTAATGAACCAGCGCACATGGGCGCTGCTCTCGACCATGAGCGATGGGATCGGCCGGCCGCTGCTCACGCCGTCGCCGATCCAGAGCGAAGCCGCGTTCATGTTGAACGGATCGCCGGTCACGGTCGTTACACAAATGCCTGATGTGCTGCCGGGCAATACGCCGGTCGCCTATGGCAACTGGAAGAAAGTTTACATGATCGTGTGGCGCAAGGCTGTGACGATGCAGCAAGACCCGTATAGCGCGGGCTTTTGCGTTCTCTACAAGTTCGAGGCACGCGTCGGCGGCGGCATCTTGTGTCCGAATGCTGCGCGGCTGCTGAGAGTTCGGTAAGCGGACGCGCAGATCAACGGAGGTTTAGAACGATGAACACTCTCAACGTTTGGTCAAATACCAGCAAGTATGTCGTGCAAGGCTGCGTCGCGCCGGCTTTCGCGAACCTCGCGCTGGCCTACAGCTACGGCGTGAGCCTGATGAACACGACGGATGCAGAGATCAATTCGGGCGTGATCATCTTCAAGGGCGCAGATGCATCGCCCGAGAATGCGTGCTTGCCCGGCGACTTCGAAGACTTGCAGCCGGTCGCAGGCTGCGGCCCGATCGTCACTGGCGTGCCGTATGAAGCGCCGGTGAAATACGATCTCGCCGAGCATCCGCTGCCGCCGTTCGCAACGTGCAACATCAGCGCGCCATGTCCGCAGCAATTCTTGCAAGTCGAGGGCGTGCCGGCCGGTGTGATCGCGGTCGTCGTGCTCACGCGGCTGCGGCGTTGGGACAACACCGACCCGCGTCTGCTCACGATCCCGTCGCCGTTGCCGATGCCGTTCACAGCGCCGTTACAGCAGCCGTTCGTCGGGACGGGAATCCCGCCGGCGACTCCTGGCATCTCGACAGCAGGACACGCGCCAGCGCACGCGCCAGCGCATCGTGGGCGGACGCGGGCGCCGGCTGAATAATGCCGGTCGTCCTGATCACAGCGCCGTGGCCCGTCCATTATTCGTTGAGCAATGGCGTGCTGCCGCCAATGCAGTATGAGTCGGGCGAGTTGTATCAAGTGCCCGCGTATGTAGCGCGCGGGATGCTCTGCCGAAATTGGGCTAGAGTGGTCGACAAGGAAGAGATAGACTCGATTTTGAAAGAGCGAGAGAAACCGCCGGCGGTCGAACCGCCGCCGATCGAACCGAAAGGACAAGCCGATGGCACAAGCGCCAACGTCGCCTGAATGGTGGCAGTATCGAACGCCCGATGCTTTGCCGTATGGCATGCATCGCAATTGCTACGTTCCATGTCCGCCGGTGCCCGAGGGTCAACTGCAATGGTGGCCGTCGTGCCTCTGCACGCATGATGGGCCGGGCCAAGCGTTTCCGGCGCCCCCGCTGACTGCCGGACCTCCCGGCGGTGGCGGTGAAGGCGGCGAGATCGAGGAAACATCCGCTCGACGCCGCGCACGCGCTGGCGCCGGCGCTGCGGCTGCGGAATAGAGTTTCGGGCCGCCTCGGGGTCAAAACCCCGTCGACGAAGGATGGCCCGAAGGTGGCCTGCCTCAACGACCGGGATCGTCGCCGGTAGAGGCAGGCCCCGTCTTATTTGAGGTAAGCCATGCCGAACGGACTTGGGCGCGCAACTAACTCAATCTTCACCGGCCGCGCGTTGAGCGCGGTCAATCTAGCTACGCCCGGCCCGCTCGGGCGCAGCTACCCGTCGGGCTGGGGCTCGGGCGTCGGCAATGACTTCGTCGGCTGGCCTCGGACCGGCGCGATGTGCGCGCCGCCGGTTCAATGCTGCTGCAAAGGGCCGATCACGATCGGGCCGGGCGAAGTCCGCCCGATCTTGGCTGATTGGAGTGCTTGGCTGCAAAGCGACAGCATGCAAGGCTTTAATCTTTACGAGATCGCTTCGGCGCAACTGCTCGACGTGACGCGAACGCCGATGCTGCCGGCCGATCCCGCGATCATCAAAGTGGTCCGCAACACGCAAGACCCTGATCCGCCGGACAACAGCGACGTGAAAGGGCTGATTGATCTCGTGCCGCCTAATGCTATGCGGCTGATGATCGAGGCAGCACCAGACGCGCCGCTCGGCCGGCAATTCAAGCTCGATTTTTGCGCGGTCGCGTGCGATGGCTGTGAAGGCCGAAAGGCGCGCATGTGCGATTGCATCGTGATCACAATCCAGGAGTGCTAATGGTAGATCGAAGACAAGACCCGAACACGGTTATGATGCACTTCACGCGATTGATCATCGAGGAAGAGCGCAACATAAAAGAGAGCTACGAAAAGATCGCTCAATATTCGCGTGAACTTGCGCGCGTGACGGAAGATTCGGAGCGCAAGCTACTCCCGAGGGAGTGAGTGATGCCCGAAGCCGAAGCCGAACCCCAAGCGCAAGCGCCGGCACAGCCCCAAGATCAGATCGAAGCGGCATATAGAATCTGCAAGCTTCAAGCCGCAGCCGAAGGCACATTCGACGAAACGCTCATGCGCCATTGGTTTTCGAGCGCGTGGGACCTCTGCGCGCAGATGATCGGCCTAGAGCCGCCGCAAGAGATCAAAGAACCGATCTGCATCGATGACAACGGCGGTTTCACGCTAAGTCGGCGCCCGACTAGCGATGTCGAGATATTCGACGGCTACACGCTGATTGCCGTGTTGCCGCGCACGCTCGAACGCACGCGCTGCGATCCGGCGCTGTGCTGCCTCTGTCATCCTTATGCGCGTTACATGATCGGCGCCGAGACGTGCGAAGTGCCGGAACGCTTTATTCAAGCGGTTGCGCGCGTGTTTGCTTACATCGTGGAAAATCGTGGCGATTCGCTACTACCGGGCACCAGCACACCGGGCCAGATACTTACAGAGTCGGGCGCGATCGGCTTTCTGCGGCCCGATCTAACTTTCGTGATGTGAGGGCGGACATGACACTGTTTTGGCATTCGACCGGGCCATTGATCCGATATGAGCATGGCGTGTTGCGTGTCGAGAGCTTAAACCCCGAAAAGGCGGTGCGCTTCCGCATGAGTCGGTGGGAAATGTTTCGCTTGGGTTGGCGTTGCCTCGGGGCGGTGTTTCATCGATGAAGGTGCTTCTATGCCTCGGATCAACTTGCGCCGTCGCGTGGCCCCGTCGATTGGCGAGCTTCGCCACGTTGTTTGGGTCTGCACGACGACCGAACGACCAGATAATTTCGTCTCGACGATCGTCGAGCGGCCCGGCGTCTTTCGTTGTATGGCGCGCATCCGATCGTTAGCGCCAGATCAAATCCTCGATTATCAATCCGTCTTCGGCACGACCGACATGCCGACCAAAGAAGTGACGATTCGCGTCCCGCCCGATGCGAAGATCGATCTCAATCACTGGATTTATCGCGAGGATGGGCCGGCGAAAATCTGGATGAAGGTTCGCAGCGTCGAAGACCTCGGGGAAGTCGGGCGGTTCCTGATCATGCGCTGCTCGATCGATACCATCAACGACGTGCGCACTGATCCCGTGACGCAAGAACCGCCGCCGATTTGGGAACAGCCATCGATGGATTGAACCATGGACGATGATGCTTATAAGGCGCGGCTGCGCCATTGGGCGAGCGATCAACTGCGAGAGGAAAACGAGCGGCTTGAAAATGAGAATTCACGGCTGCGAACTTTTCTGGAATGGCTCGATCGGCGCGGCGGGCTCGGCTTGGACACACACGAGCGCATTCGGCAAACGTTGAAGCAACATGGCAACGATTAACATCTCGGTCGATCTCGAAGACCTCCCGATCCCGACGATCAGCGACGACGCGATCTCGACGTGGATCGAAGCGCGCTTGAATGATGCGCGCAATCTTTTCATCCAACGCGTATCGCGCGGCGGTGGCGGCGGGCGCACATATCGGCGCGGTCGAGGGCGCGTGCACCGCGCATCGGCGCCGGGCGAATATCCGGCGACGGACACCGGCCGACTGGTCAATTCGGTGGCCTTCGAGATGCATGGGCCGCGCTCGGGCTCGATCTTTTCTGATCTCGAATACGCAAAGTATTTGGCCGAAGGCACTGGCGGCGGTGAGCGCATGGCCGCACGGCGCATGCTCGCGGATGCGCTGCGCGAAGTGCTGGAAAGCCGGCCGAACACCGATCCGCTCGCGCGTGCAGCGAGGCTCGAATGACGCAAACGCCGCTAACCGAGCAAGACATCGAACGGCGCAGTGCGGCGATCGGCCGGAAGTGCGGCGAATGCTCGCTGTGCTGCCTATTGCTCGATGTGCGCGAGGCCGGCAAGAAAGACGGCGAGTGGTGCCCACACTGCAAACCGGGCAAGGGAGGTTGCATGATCTATGATCATCGTCCGCACCGATGTCGCGGCTATGCTTGCGCGTGGCTGGTCAATGAGACGATCCCCGAACACTGGTATCCGTTGAAGTCGCATATGATCTTGGACTTTGCCAAAGGTGATCCCGCGACGTTACGGGTTCACGTGCATCCCGATCATCCGAACCGCTGGCAAGAGCAGCCGTTTTTGTCCGATATCGGCAAGCTCGTGCAGTGGGCGGTGCGATGCCGCTTCAAGATGCTGATCGACGGCAACGATGTGACGCTCGAAGGAAAGAACCTCGATGCAGCATAACGGCAACGTCAATCCCGATCCGATGCCGCCGGTGCCGCCGGTTGTGCCGCCGGATGATGTTTCGGTTTATAACTTAATCGTGCTGCGCCTTCGCGCTGCGAAGACGATCTTCGCCGATCGCGTCAAGCTCGTGCTGCGGCAAGTCGAAGAGGATCACTGGTCAAAGCTCGAACGCCCCTATCTCCTGGTCGTGCCGCGACAGGTGCGCAACCCGCGTGAGCTTGATGTCGACTACATGAGCTTCGTCAATCCGCGCGAAGTGACGTTCGTCGCACAATTCGACGCGCACGGCAGTGAAGCCGAATATCAAGCGGCCAACTACATCGACACCGCCGAGCGGCAATTGATCCGCGTGCTGGTCAAGTGGCAGCCCGAGACGCTTTATCGCAGCTACAAGCCGACGCTCTATGGCGGCATGCGCATTCAATCGACGCGCGCGCCAGATGTGAAAGTGAATTATGTTTTCACGTTCAATGAGGTCGTGATTCAGCAAGACGTTCCAGTGTTTGACGAAAGCGAGCTACCGGAAGAGCTTGTGCTCGACCACATCAACGTCAACGTGATGGACCCGACTTGCATCACATGCGCCGGCGAGCCCGAGCTACCGCCGGGGCCTAACTTTTCCGTAACCGGCGGCGACTGTCCAGAACAGCCCGAGCCGGACCCGTGTGCGCCACCACCTTGCCCGCCAATCTTAGGGAGTGACGACAATGCCAGTGCCCCCGCCGAAAAAAGATGAAACGCAATCCGAATTCATGAGCCGCTGTGTGCCGGCTGAGATCGGCACCGGCCCCGACAAGCGCCCGCAAGATCAAGCGGTGGCCATGTGCTTGAGTCAGTGGCGGCGCGCAAAGGGCATCCCCGAGCCCAAAAAGGACGACGAAGACAAGAGCCCTCGCCAAGAATTCGCAAAGACGCTAGAACGTGTCGCAGAGTTCATCGAGAAAGGAGCAACATAATGCCAATGTTTCCGATCGGACTTGGCGGCGGTGAGCTAACCGACCGCCCGACGCCGAAATACACCGGCGATCAAGCATGGCGCGAGCCGCAATCGCGTGGTGCTCCCAGCGGCATCGATTGGGAGAAAGACGAAAAGTATTTCAGCCCACAGCCATGCGGCAAGCGACGCTTCGGCGGCTTCAAGGAACCTGATAACGAACTTCCCGAGACGCCGACGCATATGATCAACGTGAAAGGCAACCCGCCGCGAACCTACTTCCACGAAGGCGTGGCGATCCCCGGCGATCGGTTCACGCCGGTGCCGATCACGCCAGAGGTACTTTTGGCGATCAAGAACGGTGACTTAGAGCGCGGCCCCGACCCCACACCGGGCGGCCAAGCAGAGCCACATCGTGCCGGAAGACGGGGCGCAGCGGCGCCACATCGGGCGCGTGAAGAGGAAACGCGACGGCATCGCCACGAGCAGCCGCCGCCGACCCCACCGGCAGAGTGATTGACGCCAGCATTTTTCGGACTATGCTTCGCGGCGCGGCGCTCGGGAGTTGAGAGAGCACAGCCCCCCTCGCTCTCTCAACATTGACCCTTCGCAGAGACTCGCCCGAGCGTCGCGTGACTTGAATGTGCTGGTGCGCCGACCGGCTGCGCAAAACGCGCCCGGAGGCTCACCATGGCGGTCAACAGAATCTCCCTCGCTGCTGCACGCGGCAACTTCCTAACTTGGTGCATTACCGGCTACATGCCATTGGGCGAACTCTGTCGCCCTCTTTATTTTGCGCAAAAGCTCGACGAAGCCACCGACAGCGAAGTCGGTGAATTTTATCCGATCTATTCATTGCGAGAGGCGCGCCGACTCTTTGGCCCCGGCTCAATTGCCGTCACGATGGCTATACAACATTTCTGCACTTGTCCCGAGCTTCCGCTTTACATCGCGCCTGTCGACGATCCCACGATCGGATCGCAGAAAGCGCAGCACAAGATCACAGTCAGCGGCCCGGCGACCGACAATGGCGTGATGTCGTTCGGCATCCTCGACGAAATTTTTGCGATCGGCGTGATCGCGGGTTCGACGGCGGCGGAAGTCGCGACCGGCATGGTGGCGGTGATGAAGCGCTGGATCGATCTGCCGTTCACCGTCGAGCAAGGCACTGACACCGAAGCGGCCGAGATCACGCTGACAGCGAAGAACGCGGGCTTCGCCGGCAATTGGTTTGAGCCGGTATGGAATCCGATGTTCGGCGATCGCTTCCCGGCTGGCATCGGCATCGAAATTGAAAACGTGCGCGCAGGCGTCGGCGTTGTCGACGTTGAGCCGGCGTTGCCAGTGATGGCGTGTCAATTCGATTGCGTTGCGACCGGCTTCGAGGATGAAGTCGCGAACAATCTGGTGATGCTCGCCATCCGACATAACTGGCGCTGCACTGTGCAAGGCGACTTCAAAGGCGGACATCTTTTCCATTCGCGAACAGGAACGTGCGGCTTGATCTATGCCTACGGCATGGATCGCAACAACCCCGAGGAAACGGTCGTTCCGATTCCCGGCCCGGCTTCCGATTATCCCGACGCGCCCGGCTACAAATATCCCGGCTACATGCTCGCAGCGGCGTTCGCTTCGCGCGCGTGCTGCACTGCTTGTTACGATCCATCGCGCCCTTGCCAATATGACAATGGAATTTTGGGATGTATGTACGATCAACGGAAATGCACGACCATTTGGGATCAAGAATGCAAGAAAATGTTTTACGACGCGGGCATCGCAAATTGGGATGTCGCAAACACGCGCGGCGCTCGCATGACGATGATCTGGATCGAGGAACCACTTACGACATACAAGTGGGACCCGCAAACCGGCGCGCCTGATGGCGCATGGCAGCGGATGGAGTCGAGGTACACCGTCACGAAGTTCGTTCGTGATCTCGGCTACTGGTATCGCAGGCACTACGCGTCGGTTTCGCTCGTATCCGACGGCACCGCGATCCCGCCCGGCAAGCGCGCTGTCAATCCGCGCATCATGCAAGCGTCGATCCTCGCATGGTTCCGGGGCACGCAACTCGGCTGGACCGCAGAGCTAGGCCCGGTGCCGCTCGAAGAGATGATCAAGGTCGAGCGCACGAACACTCCGAATTTCTGCGACCCGAATCGGCTGAATGTGATGATCGATTTGGACTTGGTGAATCAACTCGCGCGTATCGCGACGACCATCGACGTGTCGCCAGAGTTCGCGTGCTTGCCGCCGTCATTACTGCCGGGGCAAGTCGCGGGCTCGCAACTCTAAGAGGCTTGATTTTGGAAGAACCAACGTTCGTCGCCTTTACTCCATCGAGCGGACATCACGTGCTGCTGTTCGATCAGGACGACGGCGAAATTTTCGAACGGCTGCCGATCGTTGGCTTCGCCATCTTCAAGCAAACCAGACCCGATGGCAGCAGCTTCAACACTGCTGCCCCTGTCAGTGCCGTGGACTTCGATATGCACATGAAAGACGAAGCGCTCGGGGAAGATATCGCGATCGAAAACTCGAACGGCTCTGTCGCCTACGGCAAAGAACTCTTCACCACCGTCGAAACGTTCAAAACGTATCTGTCCAGGAGATGATCGATGTCGACTGCATCAGCAGCCATTGCGCGATGTCCGAAATGTAAGGGCGTCATCAACTTCGTGATCGGCGGCCGAACAATCAAGCTTCAAAGCGACGGCGATGTCACCGTCCTGGTCTCACGCCAGAGGCGAACCGAGACTTATGACGGCGAGTTCACGATGGAAGAGAGGAATCCCAAGGTGACGGCAACCCTGGTCGTTCCGCTCGATCTGCGCGTGAGCGTCATTCAAGACCTCTGCGACATCCCAATCGTGGTCGAGCTTTGCGACGGCCGCACGTTCTCTTCGCAGCATGCCTCGAACGTGTCGGACAATCCGTATGATGCAAAGAAGAACTTACAGCCGATCGAGCTTATCTGCGATGCGATCGTCGAAATGCTGCCGCAAGCGACGGGCATTGCGACCGGCATCGGCGGTGCTGGGGCTTTCTAACCATGCGGGCGGTTCTATTTGCGGTCACGGCGCTGATCGCAATCGATGCTTGGGCGGCAACGTGTTTGGGCTTCCCGGCCCGACTTCAAGTTGCCAGCCCAAGCATCGCCACCGCCGCTGCCGAGGTCCGCGCCACGACAGATCGCGGCAAGGTTCACTTGCGCTGCCGCTGCAATCGACGTGATGGGCGCGGCTGTGTGCATTGGCAGTGCCGGCGCGCTTAGGAGAATCTAATGGCGGAAGGCGAAAAACCAACGCCCCAAGAGTATGGGCGGCTGCAATTGCTGCAACCGATTCAGTTGAGCAATGGCGGCGAGTCGAGCGAGATCGTGATCTATCGGCCAACGTGTCGAGCGATGACGGAAGTGCTCGACACCGCGCGGCTCAACGTGCAGATCGAGCGATTCGTCGAAGCATGTTGCCGCGCTATCAACGGCGCGACCGAACCGCTGCCGTTCGCCGGCGCGGACTTGAATTCGATTGACGGGTCCGAACTCGCGTCTGTCATCACTGCGATGTCGCAAGACGCCGACGCTGTGATCGTCGAAGAAAACGGCGACGGGATCACACAGCCGATCATCTACACGCTGCAATCGCCGGTGCGACTGTCGCCGGTCGACGGCGAAGTGGTTGAGCAATTCGAATTTATCGCAAGGAAGGTGAGCGAGATTACCGAATATCTCGACGCGCGAGGCGAGACGCGGGAATTCCACACCTTCATGCGCACGTTCGGCAAGCCGCTCGGGATTAGAATTCCAGTGATGACCGATGCGCTGATCAACGCGCTCGATTTTCTCGACTACTTGGTGATAAGGCGCCAAATCGTCCCAAAATTCGTGACCTCGCGCAACAGGTGGAAGAAGGCATCTTTGCTCGCGCGCTCAACTATCACTGGCCCCCCGGCTCATGGAATTCACTAACGATCGCTTCGTTAGTGCGCATCTATGCGGTCGAGAAAAAGATGGCGGAAGAGCGCGAAGACGCGAAACGCCGCGAGCCCGAAGGACAGACGTATGGGCCGCCGCTGACAAGTGCGGACACGGGAAGCGACACGCCAGATGATGAGTGAACGCCCGTGGCCGACGTTGAGGCACAATCAACTCTAAGCGTCGAAGTACAAGGCGAAGAATCGCTTAACCGCCTCGCGGCGGCCTTCAACAATCTCGCGCAGCAAGCGCAGCAAGTCCAAAGAACCGTCCAAGTCACGACGCAACGCGCCACGCCGGCGTCGGCGACCAGGGCGGTGCAAGACGCTGCGCGCAAGGCGCAGGAAGAGGCCGGCACACTCGGCGAAAAGATCGCCTATCGTTTCGGCTATGCGCTCGGCGCGACGATCCGCGCGCCGTTCGACGCTCTGCGAGCAACCGCCGGTGTCGTCGGGCGATCGCTGGCATCACTCGCCGGGCCGATGGGGCAAGTTGCCACGAGCGCCGGCGTCGGCGCGACCGCAGTCATCGGTCTTGGCGTTGTGATCGCCGGGCTCGGCATTCCGATTCTCAATCTTATCGCTGGTTTCAAAATGCTGCGCACGTCCTTCGGTTGGGCGCAGGAAGCAGCCGAAGAGCAAATGCGAGTCGCAGGCCGGACGCGGCGGTTCTATCCGCAATTGCTCGGCGAAGCGCTCGAAGGCGCCGAGAGCGAGATGCATACGCGGATGGGGCTCGCTACCGCGTTGTTCGGCGACGCTGCCGACAGCATGCAAGAGCAGATCACGCGCCGCTTCACACAGTTTCGCATGGGTCGCGGTATGCGCGGCGAGCGCGATATCTTTTCGCGCTGGGGCATCACGCCGCAGAACGTGCAGCGCTTCGAGTCGATCGCCGGCACGCGCATCGATCTCGCGGGATGGCTGCGGCAATTCACGCTCAAACGCGAAGAGCTAGAGGCGCGACTCGCGCAGGCGCAGACGCCGCAAGAACGCGCGATGCTCACTTACAAGCTCGGCGTGATTGTCGACGATACGACGAAGCTATTCGGCCAACGATTCTCGGACATGATGGCCTCGATGACGAGCGCCGATCTGGGCCGTCTCGAAAGCAATCTGCGCGCTGCAATTCCGCTCGGTCATGTTGAGAACGCGACGCGACGCGGCATCGACTTCAAGATCGCACTGGAAAGCCTCAAAGGAACGTTCGGCGCGATCGCGCGAGGCATCGGCGGTGATGTGCAGCCGGCGATCACCGGATTCCTTGCCGAGCTTAATCGCAAGATGACCGAGACGGACAAGACCGGGAAGAGCCTTGGCATGGCGCTGCGCGAGCTTGCGTCGTCGCTCGCGATCAAGGCGTGGGAAACGCTACGCGACATCATGGACCGGATCGACGTTGAGAAGGTCAACGAATGGATCGATTGGGTCGCAGAGTGGAAGCCGGCAGAGACAGCAGAAAGCATCAAATCAGTTTTCACCGCACTATGGAATTTCGGCCAAGGCGTCGCGGGCCTAGTCACGTCGATGCAACAGTTCGTCGACTCGATTCCCAATTGGCTCAAGAATGCTTTGCGCGGAATGTACTATGGGCCGAAGGGCGCACCGGAAGCGACACCGGGGCGGGGCGGACTACCGGCGGCGCCCGATGTCGGCGACATCAGCGGCCCGGCAGTTGGCGCCGGCGTGGGCGGCGCACCGGAAGCGGCACCGCCGGGGCAGTTGCCGACTTACGGCGGCGGCTTGCCGACCGGGCAGGCGCCGGCGATCGCGCCGTTCGCGACGCAAGATCAAGGACCGCCGGCACAGACCCCAGCCCCAGCAAGACCGGCGCCCGTGGCACCGGCGAGCCCGGCGCCGATCTCTGGGGCGCTTCGGCGTGGCGGCGCTGCGGCAGCGGCCCAAGGGCAGCCGCAAGCCCCATCAGGGCAAGCGCCGCTCGCGGCGGGGCAGGCTGCCATACCGGCCCCGAGCGCGCCCGTGCCAACGACGGCGGCGCAGGGGCCGCCGCCTACACCGCCGGAAGGCGGGGCCGCCCAAGGCCCGCCATCGACGCCGCCGGCGCCTGTATCAAGCACAGAGATATCGCGGCAGCGCCGGATCGACGCGGCGCGCCAGATGCGCAGCGGCGGGCTTGGCAAGTGGTTCGGGCTCGGCCCGAGTGCCGCAGGCGCGGCCGAAATGCCACCGGGAACCGGGGCCGCGCCGTCGCCATCCCCGCCACCACCGCCGACAACGCCAGCGCCCGGCGCCCCGCCGCCGGCGCCCGTGACGGCTGCTCGGGGCGAGCCGGACACCGGCCCCGCGTCGACTGCGGCCGGCCCGAGCGCGACGGCGATGGATGCGATGAAGGGCGCCGCAGCAGGCCGCGCGTTCTCGATGATGACCGACGTGCAATCGACACCGCAGGGCGACGCGATCGTGATGAAGGCCGGCTTGATGGGCGGCGAAGACGAAGCGCTCGTGCAAAAAGCTTCGGTGTCGGGCGCCGGCAAGATCGCGTTTCAAGGCGCGGCGACAGCGCTCGGCTTGGCGACCGGCGTGCCGGCGGGCTCGATCGCCTCGGGCGCCTTGCAAGGCGCAACCGAAGCCGAAGCAGGCCGGCAGCTAGG